CACACCGTTGAGCACCCCCGTGCCGGTTCGACCGGCCGCGCCCTGGCTGTTGGTGTAGCTCATCGTGAAGGTGGGCGTGCCCGAGCCCGTGGTGCTGGTCACCTCCAGGCCGATGAGCACCTGCTCGCCGTTTGTTGTGCCGTTGACGTCGCGCGCGGGCCAGGCCACGCTGTTGATGGTCTGCGCGGCGGTCGAGGTCAGCGACAGCCCCGAGTTGTGCCACAGCCGGTCGCACAGTACCAGCGACCCGGCGATGGTGGCCTGCGCAGACAAGCGCGCCAGGTGCACGTTGCGTCCGGAGACGGCGGCCGGGAACGGCAGCTGCCCGGCGTAGCTGGTGAGCGCCGCGCCGGCCAGGCCCGGCGTGGGGGCCACCGCCGCCCCGGGCGAGCCCGCCAGGTAGAACAGGCTGTGAGGCCGCCCCGCCACCAGCGTCGGCGTGGCCGCCTTGGCGATGGTGGCCGGCGGCAGCATCGCCGCGATGAGCTGATCCAGCGTGGTGATCGCCATGGCTCGCGCGGTCTCAAGCGTTGCCGTCGGTCAGCGTGAAGGACGTGACCGTGAAGCTCTGACCGGTGGCGAAGTTCACGTTGTCCACCTGGAGATCCCCGCCGCCGCCGGTGGCCGTGACGGTGCCCTGCAGGTGGCAGGTGGTGCCGCTGGCGTCATAGATGCGGAAGTGTCCAGCCGTGCCGGAGGCATCAGCAGACGTATCCTGCCAGGTGCCGGACATGCTCTTGCTGCCGGAGGCTGCAGCCGCCATCCAGTCGGCGGGCAGGTCGAGGGTTGCCAGCACCGTGCCCGAGTCGGCGGTGGCGCAAGACGCCGGCGCCGCGCCGGTGCGGATGCGCATGATGGGCGAGGCGCCGATGGCCGTCTCGATGGCATCGAGCCGGGCATTGCGAACGGCGACAGAGAACTGGATGGCCATGGCTTATTCCTTCTCGTAGGTGGTGATCGTGCGGGTGACTTCGAGCGTCTGGGGGTCGCGCTCGACGGTCTGGACGGCTTTGGACGGATGCGCCACGACCACCTGCGCGGGCGGCACCTCGGCCTGCACGGTGACCTCGGGCGCGGCCACCTGCACGTGGACCACGGGCGGCTCGACGTGCACCGCGGGCACCGGCGCCGATGCAGCCTGCACGTGCACGATGGGCGCGGGCGGCTCGGGCATCTGGATGGTGATCGGCGCGTTCAAGTGGACCGCCGGAACAGCGGCGGCTTGCGTCTGGCTGGCGCTCTCGCCGCCCCCTGCCCCGCCCGCGCGCGCATGTGCGTAGCCCATGATCTCGGCGGCAAACAGCGCTTGCTCGAACGCGCGGCGGAAAGCCCGGTCGTCGGCGTCGGCCAGCGCCACGGCCAGGCGCTCGTGCAAATCCTCGACGCTTTGCGCCCCCAGGATGGCCGAGCGGATCGCGCTGGCCTCGATGGGGCTGGGGATGCTGGCCAGCGTGCGCTCGATCTCGTCCTCGATGGCCTGCTGGCCGGCGGTGAATCGCCTGCGGTCAGGCTTGTGCGGGGCGTCCGGGCTGGCAAAGGACGCGGCCAGGCGAGGCGATGCAGGCACGGGTGCGGGCGCGTCTGCGACGTCGGCCTGTTGCGCCTGCACCTGCTCGAAGTCGTCGGGCTCCAGGCCGTACTTCTCCTCCAGGTAGCGGCGCGTGAAGCGCAGCATGCCGGCATCCACGAGCGTCTTGTCGCGAGTGGCCCGGTCCATATGCAAGCCCGCTTCATCTTCCATGACGAAGCGCGGCGGTGCGAGTGCATTGAGGGCGGCCAAGGCATCCAGCACGCGCTGGGCTGCGCCGGTGATGAGCCGGATGTCGGCGCGGCGCTTTTCCTGCCGCACCTCGTCGTGCACCTGCCCCAGCGCCCGGTTGCCGCTGCCGCCGTCGGTGCCACTGGTGAGCGTCTGCCCCAGGATCAGGCGCTGGATGCGCCGGGTGCAGGCGGTCTCGAACTCGGTGAACTTGTTCGGGCTGTTGCCCGGCGTGTCCACTGCGGCCAGCTCGTCCTCCCGGTCCACCACGGCCACCGGCCCGCCGGTGAGCGTGCGCAGCATCTCCAGCATCGCCTGGCGGTCGCTGATGGTCTTGCCGTACAGCAGCGGCACGGCCGCTTGCTCCAGGAACTTGGCCCAGAAGCGCCAGCCGTGCGTGCGGAAGAACCAGGGCCAGTACGCTTTGGCCAGCAAGGCCTCGCCCATGGGCTTGCGCAGCGAGCCGTCGCGCACCACGGCAAAGAACTTGCGCGGGTCGGCCGCCTCCTGCGTGTCGCGCCACACGAGCGTGCCGTCCGGTTTCACGGAAAACCACTCGAACGGGCAGTCGATGATGCGCTCGATGCCGATGCGCCCGCCTTCCAGGGGCCGGTAGACGACCTCGAACACGCTGTAGCCGTAGGGCGTGGCAGCCCACGCGGCGGCCAGCAGATCAGGCACGGCAGGCGCGGCCGCCTCCTCGAAGAAACGCCGCGCGCGCGCTTGCTCGTGCTCGATGCGCCATGGGGTGTTGAGCGCGGCATCTTTGCGGGTCTCCAGCGCCGCCGACACTTCGTCGTCGTCAGCGATGCGGCGCAGCCGGGTGCGCTCGATGCCCAGTTGCTGCAGCACATCGTCAGCATCGCCCAGCCACCCGAAGCGGGCCAGCGCCCGTTCGATGGAGACGGCGGAGCCCAGTGCAATCGCGCGTTGTTGACGTTCGGCCATGGCGCCGATGGTGCCGCCGACCGGCCCGTCAATCCACAGGAACGGATTCCGCCTCGTCGGCCGCGTCGAACAGCGGCAGGCTGGCCCAGCCGGGCGAGCCGCGCTTTTCCAGCAGCTTGCGCACGCCGCGCTCAGTGTAGCCTTGGGGCCGAGTCAGGGTCTGGGCGATCTCGCGCCACGACTTCCCCTGCGCTCGCATCTGCGCGGCCAGGCGCCGGTTGTACTCGGTGTGCGCCCGCGCACTGGTGGCGATGTAGACCACGGCGCCGTGGTAATACTCGCACAGTGTGGCGGCGTCGCGCTCGCCCACGGCGGCCACCAGCGCATCCCAGGTGCGGCCGCTGTGGCGCATGGGCATGCGCACCTCGCGCCCGCCGAAAGCGGCAATGAGCCGCGCCGTGGCCGTCGGACCGATGAGCTGCGCGATCTCGGCGATCATGGCTCAGAACACCCTCGTCCCTGCCGTGGCGTAGCCGCCGACGGCCATGCCCAGCGCCGCAAACGCATGGCTGGCGGCGTCCACCATGTCGTCGTGCTTGCCTTCTGGAAATGCGAGCAGCTCCTCGCGGAAAACCGCCGGGCAGCCAAACGGATCCAGACGCACCAAGTGCTGTTCGAAGCGCGTCAGCAGCGGCGCAAAGCGCGTGACCTTGTCGCGATCGGCGCGCACGCCGCGCACCGGAAGCAGGGTCGTGCGCGCAAGCTCCTGCACCACGGCCGCCTGGAACTGCACCTGCTCCACCGCGATCATGCGGGGCTTGTGGCGCGCGGCCGCAGCTTTGATGCGCTCCAGCACCTCATGGAACCCAGCGCGGAAGCGCTCGACCTCCTTGACGTAGACCAGGCCCGACTCTGGATCGCGCGCCATCGCGACGATGGCGGTGAAGTCTGCGCCCTCCTTCTCGCTGATGGCAAGATCCACCCCTAGCACCACCGGCAGCCCCGGCGGGCACGGGGTCGTGACGATCATCTCGGGCTTGATGAGACCAGCGCCCATCACGACGAACTCGGCGAGGTATTCCTGCCGAAAGACCAGCTCCGGAATCTCGCAGCGCTTGGTCTCGATCTCGCCGTGTGGAATGTAAGGATTGGTCGTGGAGGGCATGTGAAAGGATGCCCATTCGGGGTACGCCGGGTCTTGCCCGCGCTGGAACAGCTCGTGGAAATAGTTCAGCCCCTTGGGCGTACTGATGAACCACGCCTGCCCGCGATAGTCGGTCAGCGTCGGGCTGATGGCCTGCTCCCAGGCGTCCTTGAGGTAGCGCGCGTGCGCCGCCTCGTCGATGACGATCTTGTGGTACTTGCGCCCGCGGCCCGCGTCGGGGTCTTCCAACGTCCAGAAGTCGATCTTGCCGCCGGTGATGAGCTCGATGCGCTGCTCGGTCTTGTTGGCCTTGCGCGTGACCGGCGCAAGCGTGCGCTCCATGTCCGCCCACACGTCGGCCAGCAGCTTGTACGTGGGGGCGAAAAACGCGACCGACCCGCCCTCGATGGCGCTCTTGCCGTCGTCATAGAGCGCCAGCCACTCCACCGCCAGCAGCGTCTTGCCGAAGCGCCGTCCGGCGCTGATGACCTTGAAGCGCGCCGGGTGCGTGATGACGGCCTGCTGGCCGCTGTGGAAGGCGATGGGGGGAATGTGGATGCGGGTCATGCTTGCACCAAACGATTGCACTTGATTGCACTAATTGCTATCATTCGACGCATGAACAGCAAGCACCGCAAGACGCTCGAAGCCGTCTTTGCCACCCCCACCAGCAAGACGCTGGAATGGGCGCGTATCGAAGCGTTGTTGATTGCAGCCGGCTGTGCGGTGATCGAAGGGCGCGGCTCGCGGGTGCGGTTCGCCTTCGGTGATGCGGTGATCACATTCCACCGGCCGCACCCTGTGAAGGAAGCCAAGCCATACCAGGTGGAAGACGCGCGAGCCTTTCTTGAACGGATTGGAGTCAAGCCATGAACACGATGACCTACAAGGGCTACACCGCCCGCATCGACTTCGACGACCGGGACGACATCCTGGTCGGCCGGCTGCTGGGCATTCGCGACATCGTGAGCTTTCATGCGGACAACGTGACCGAGCTGCGCACCGCCTTTGAAGAGGCGGTCGATGACTACCTCGAAGCCTGCGCCCGGCTCGGCAAAGCGCCGGAAAAGCCCGCCAGCGGCAAGCTGATGCTGCGCGTGCCGCCCGAGGTCCACAGCGCGGCACTGGTGGCCGCGCAAGCGGCGGGCACCAGCCTCAACCAGTGGGCAGCGAAGGTGCTGGCGCAAGCGGCTCATGCGGGCTGATCCTTCGTCACGTAGCTGCGCTCAATGATGATGTTCGGCTGCGCGGCGGCCTCATCCAGCCCCCAGGCTTGCCGCTCGGCGCGGTGAATGTTGATGATGGTCTCGCTGGCGATCTTGGCGGCCTTCAAGTCCTCGAACGCCAGCACCTTGTCCTCTTTCTTCAAGGCCGCCTTGTGCGCCTTGAGCCCGGCATAGAGCCGCTCGCGCACGGCGTTGGTCTCCTCCTGGTGGCGGCGGATGACCTCTGCTCCCCGGTCGGCGGCGGCGGAGATCGCCTCGGCCTTCTTTTTGGGGTCGGCGGCCGGTGATATTCCGGTGACTTTTTCGGTGACTTTGCGCCGGATGACATCCGCCACGTCGGTGCCGTCGCTCCAGCCCTCGGCCTTGGCCCGACGAACAATGGCGGCCTTGTCGACGCTGTACTTTTGCGCCAGATCGCCAAAGCTCGCCCCTGCCTCGCGCTCGGCGCGGATGGACTCCCACTGATCGCGGCTCAGTCGCGGCATGGCTGTTTGGCGTCGCGGTGGATGCGGCGGCAGGGCTGCATCCACGATGGCAGCGGCTCCAACTCCAGATCGCCCGCGTGCGTGTCGGCCCACACACGCAGCCGCTCGTCGGGGTCGGTGATCTCGCGGGCCTGCGGCTGCGGCAGGCGCTCATGGCAGGTCTGTTCGGTCATGCTTTGGCTTCCTGTGTCTTTGAGGGGCGAGACTTTTCCCACTGCGCGAGGAACTTCACCTTGAGTCGCCGCGCGGCCTCCTCGCCCTCTGCCTGGCGCACGGCCTCCAGGTACTGGGCGCGCTCCTGGCGCGAGTTCAGGCGCAAGAGCGTGTCCACATGGCGCTGGCGCTGCAGGCACTCCTCGCGCCACTCGGGCGATGCGCTGTCCACCTCGCGGCCGTCGATGAGGATGACGGTTCTTGCCATCAGGCCAGCTCCATCTGCCCCCACAGGGCGATCAACAGGCACTCGGCCCGGTTGTGGTCCTTCTGGCGCGCCAGCAGCGCCTGGGCGGCCGGGAACAGGCGGCGGGCCACCTCCAGCGACTCACGCTTGTCCTTGCCCAGGAGCCCGAAGTGACGCTTCCAGGTCTGCGGCTGCACCACTTTGAGGGGCAGGCGCAGCACGTCGGCCGTGCCCTCCACGATGCCGCGGCTGCGCATGAGCGAGCCCTGCGTCTGGATCGCATTGCCGTGGCGACCGCCATTGCCCATCGGGCGGGCCTGCACGTCCTCGATGACCAGCGTGGCCGCCTCTCCCGGCGGCACGATCTGGCGGATCTGCTGCGCCAGCGAACGACCGCACAGGCGACGGCGAGGCCTCGTGCTGGCCTCCTCGGCGGCCACAGTCACCAGGTCGTGCACCACGCAGGTGTGGCGGTGGTCCACCGCGGCCATGGCCCCGGACAGTCCGATATCGACGGCCAAGACGATCACTGTGCCTCCTTGCCCGATCCGACAGCCACTGGGCTTGAGCGCTGGAACAGCGGGCACTGGCCGTCTTTTCGGACGATGGTTGCGTCGATGACGATCAAGCTCGGTCGGCACTCCGCCAGATGAGGCAGGTGCGGGGCGAACCGCTTGCAGATCGAGCACGCGTCGAGCTGGCACCGCGGATTGCAAGGCGCAAGGTCCATCACGACACACCTCCAGCGGCATCGTCCACGTGTCGCAGGGCGTTGCGCCATGCAGCTTTCTGCGCGGCGGTCAACCGCTCACCCTTGCGCTCACGCTCCTGCAGCCGGTAGGCCCATGCTCGGTGGTCTCGGCTGCGGCTGGACAAGGCCGCTTGCATGCGCTTGAGCAACGCCGCCGAACACGCCGGGTCGGCAGGTTTCGCTGGCAGCGTCTCATGTGGCTGGGGCCGGCGCGCCGGCGCGGCCAGGCACAGGGCTTTGAACTCCCCGAGGTTGGGCACCCGCTCGGGCAGGTGGTCCAGGGCATAGCGCAGCGCCATCGGGTTTTGCTGCAAGTGGCGAAGCTCGCGCCCCCACACGGCCTTGAGCTGGGCCACGTGATCCTTCGGATCGACCCCGGCCGGGCAGGCCCACATGCGGTCGAAGGCCGCGCCGTAGTAGGCGCGCATCGTCGACCAGATGCGCTCGATCCAGGGCTCAGGCAGGGATGACTCGTGCTGCGACATCGATCGTCTCCTGGGTGGTGCTGGTCTTTGTCCGCCCGGTCATGAGGGCGGCGGTTTCGAGCTGGCGCGCTCGTGCGTCATCGGCGGCAGGCAGTGGTCCGTGGTGCACCGATTGCTTGACCTTGGCAGCCTCCTGCCGCTGGCGCTTGACCATGCCCAGCGCGTAGGCGAAGCCCTTGTGGCGCCTTGCGGCCTCTTCGGCCGCGCCGACGAACTCGGCCTGCGTAGCGCCTGCCTCGAGGAGCACGAGCAGCTCA